CAACTCCACCGCCGGCGCTGCGGTCGCCGCCCTCCCCGTCACTACCCCCGGCAACAGCGAGAGCCCCCCCAACTCCACCGCCGGCGCTGCGGTCGCCGCCCTGCCCGTTGCTACCCCCGGCGTGATCGTTACCGCTGTCGTGTAAATAACTACCAGCACAGGTCTGCGCGTTGTGTCCGTGTTGTCCTGGGAGTAGAACTGACAGCGCTCGCTGGTAGACGTCGTCATACCAGTATTGGCGTAATCACGGCTGGAACGCAGCGAGTAATAGGTGTAGCCAGTCTTCTTTATCCAACTGGTGTTCAGGTTGGGACTGGTCACGATAGCATAGTTAACAAAGTTGGCAGAGTTTTGCCACACTACGTCCATCGGAGCGTTTAATACATTGTCAAAAAACGCCTCGCGATTGGCATTGCCTATGGGGTCCTGCGCGCTCCAATCCTGAGTGCAGATTTGCACGTCATACGCGCTGGTCGCAGCGAACCACATTAACGACAACTTCATATTTGCTTGGGTGACAGTGGAACTGCTGCCGATGCTGGACGTATCAAACTTCACGTAAGCGCGTTGCGTAACGTAACCACTATCGCCGCTGCTGTAGCCCTGCCCAACCAACCAGGACGTTGCTGTACTGGCAAAATACGATGATGTGCTATGCGAGATCGCCGGATCAGCATTCAGGCCGGTTACACAGCCATCGCCTGGGTCGGCGGTCAAGTCAGGATCAATCGTAATTGGATATTGCGCCTGCGCCAGCCAAGACACCGGTATCCCCGTATAAATATACTGCACACCCCCTGCGCTGCGCGCATAACGCCGACAGTCCGCATGCGCGCCATAGGCATCAGTACATTCTGGCAACGGAAAACGCTCACCATCCTGGTCAAAGTCGTCAATCCACCCGTCTTGGAATGTGCGCCCCGTAATGACTGTTTCCAGCGTGACCCACTGACCTGACTTGACCTGCACCGATGGACGCGCCGCCAGCATCAACGTCTCCTGGACGCCCGACTCGGTCAAGCGCAGCCGATGCTCCCACGCTGCTCCGCCCACTGTGCCAGACGCAACCAGCGAGTCATCCTGCACAGTACCCACAGGGATAGAAAACAGCGCACTAAAAGACCGCTTGTCCGGGTCGAACAATCCAACCCTGGTTGTACGTTGACTGTATGCGCTATTAGAGATAGCGACAGTACGGTCACTGAGCAACCGTACAGGCACCCCCGCCGCACCGTAATGGTCGCCCATCCAGAGCACGGCGGTGTCGATCTCCTGCCACTGTCCTGCGTCGTCCACGTAATGGCACGGCGCCCCAGAGATAACCGCCTCGATCTGCCCATCTGGGCGCGCAAAATGCACACTATGCCGGTCGCGCTTAACAATCGCCCGGCCAGCGTAGTGAGAACTTTCTCGCAGGGTACGCGCCCAGTTTGCCATAATTACTCAGTCAAATCTAGTTCGCAGTTCTGAAGCGTCAGCGATTGGCCTGCACTCACCGTTCGATCCGCAGCCAGGTCCCAAAATGCCAATACCTCGCGGCTACCAACCGTCGCGTTGTTATCCGTCAGCACCGCATAACGCGCCCCACTCCCCGATAGGGGCAAATTGCCCCCGGCTGCCGTCCATGTGATATCTTTCAACTGGATTAGGCCCTTATCCCCGGCGTCGTCCTCAGTAAGCACGTCAAAATCAGTGCTATTAGGCGTCAACTGATACCCGCCCGATGTATACCCGTTACCAGCGGCGATCTCTGTCAACTCACTCAGCACGTTCGTGTCCGCGTTAGGCGCGGTCGCGCTCGTGACCAGCGCCACGTAGAAATTACTGGGCATCGCCGTCCGCCGAAACACCCAATCCAACACCCGAAACTTGCCCTTGTTCGTCCAGCCAGCCATTCCGCCTCCCTAGAACGTTAGAATACCACGCCCCTCATATACCGAATGATTGTCTCCCGCAGCACCTGCGGCCAGTGCATCATTCCGCGCCTCCCAGCTCAACACCGCCGCCATCGCCAGGTCGATCTTGTGCGGACTATCCGGCCGCTCCTTATAGATCGTCCACAGCGGCACGCCCTGCTCATCCCGTAGATTAAGCACCCGGCGACATGCGTTACCGATGTGGCGCGCCAGGTGGGCATTGCCGTCGTGCGAGATCTCCCCGGCCGCGATCGCGTTCGAGAACGCCCGGATCGCATAGGCTATCGATTTGGTGCGGTTTGTCCACCATTCCATGCACCGCTTTTCCCCATACTCGCCAGCCCATTTGGCGATATAACTCTCCCAGTACGGCGGGTCCGCGTACATCCGCCACACATCCCAGCGCCCAAACGTCTCCGCGATCGCCATCTCCACTTGGTCGGCCGGCACCTCCCAAGTGTCAACACCTTCCGGCTGCTCCCACACGCCCACCACCCACTGATAGCCCGTCTCGACCTCCGTCGCCACAACCCCCGTGCTATCGTGGTAGCGCGCCCCGTCAAATCCCAGCGTGATCAGCGCCCCGTCCGCTGGCGTATAGTCCGGCTTGGCCAGTGTCTTCCACCGCTCCGCGTCGAATGCCCGCTGGCTCGCGCGCACCAAGCGGTTGAGCCATACGCGCTCCAGGTACGTCTTGTCGGCGGTCGGGTCCTGCCACTGCTCCACGATCCCGTCGATGTCGCTCCACTCCGCCACCGGCCCCGAGGCCTCGATCACCGCCGCCCGGATCCCCTCGGGCGTCGAAAGATCGTGTTGCTCGCCCGCCTGTCTGTGGAAGAAAAACAGCCGCGAATCCTGGATTTTACCGCCCGCCACCTGCCGGGCGTAATCCATCGTATCTTCCGCCACACTCCCCACGCCCGGCGCCGGCGCCGTCGTCGTCTCCAACGACCAGGCATCGGCCAATCTTCTCTTCGGGATATTCGCCAACATCGTCCGGTGCGCCTGTCGCAACCGTGGCAGTGTAAACCGATGCGTCTCATCGAAATGCTGGAATGTCGTGCGCGCCCCGTCTCGAGCGTCCGGTGCGCTGGCCAGAGGCACAGCCTTCCCATCTCCCCCGATTCTCATAATCCGCTCGAGCCCCAGGTCAAAATCCCCAGCCAGCTGGCTATACTGCAAAATCACCAGCAGTGCCCCATACGCCAAATCCTCACTTTGCTCCTCGGTATACGCCACCATCGGAATATACGGGTCCGTCACTCCCACACCCACTGGCCGGCCAAAACCATCAAACCCATCGCATCGCACCGGCCCGTCGGGGTGCAGCTCGCAGGCGGCAATCCAAGCTGCCAGCTCTGTCTTTGCGCTCCCCTTGCGCAGCGAGATCGCGACCCGTTTGAACCGCCGCCGTCCTGCGAGCACGTGGCCCTGCGGGTAGACCTCGTACATCCGGTAGATCAGCGCCCGTTTCTCGGCATCTACCCGTGCTGGCTGTCCGCGCAGGTCCCCCGGCCCAAACACCAAGAAAGCTTCGATAAAATCGACGACCTGGGGCCCCAGCGTTGGCCACGGCTCCTCGTCCAGCGACGGCACACAGACCACACTCATGCCAGCACCTTCAGCGCATCCCGCAGATCCATTTCGCCTGCCTGTGCCTGCCGCACCTGGCGCTGTCGCATATGAATTGCAGCCGTCTCTCCACGTTCCACCTCCCACTGCAACCGCCGCCGGTCGATGGGCGTCAGCCCGAAGCACTGCTGCTGTAGCCGTATCTCTCCTGCCAGTTCCCGCGACGGCTCGCGCCAGTACATATCCACCAAAACCGCCAGCCGGTAGAGCGCGTGGATATCCACATCGAGGTATTCGTCTGCCATCGGGCTCCGCCACAGCGCTCGCCACCAGGCGCGGGTCAGCGGGTGCCACTCGCGGACCGCCCCGTCCGCCCCCTTGAGCTCGGGAAGCCGCGGCGCGCGCCTGCGCCGCGGCTCGGCCATAAGCGTCGCCGCGGTCGACACCCGGTTCCGCCTCTGCCGGAGCGCCGCCGGCTTCGGAACTGGGCCTGGCATCCATCGTCCTCCTATCATCCTTATGTGTGCTAGCTGATCCGCCCTGATTTTGGCGAACCCGTACACCAAAAAAACTTGGGCCAAGCGACGGTCCCCGCCGCGGCGCTAGAGATTTGACCTGCCCCTCCCACCGGCTCGGCATCAGGGACCGCTCGCACCAACTGCATCTTCATCCCATGTTCCAGAACCACGAAACAACTTCTCATCGCTCTTCCACCACCGCTGAATATACTGCGCCGATTCCTGTAAACGCTTTGCTGCCTCAACCGTCAGTGGCAGGGCGAGGAGAAGACAATCATATAACGCTCATCCATCCGGATCTCAACAACATCGACTTGCTCAAGTCCCGTGCCTGCCTCGCTAGGCTGGATAGGTTCGGCCATGGATCACCCTCTTTACAGCTACTCGCCTATACTCCAGGCATTTCTGGCAGAAGTAGACATCGTAGACGGTGTAGTCGTCGTAGCCGTTCTCTCTTTGCTCTTGTCGCAGGTAAACGAAGGCATGATCACAATGTGCATCTACCTCTTTTGCCATCCGCCCCCGTCCTGTGTCGCCGTCTTGCGGCTGTGATGTTCATGACATAGCGCCTGGAGATTATCCCAGTCGTCCGTGCCACCCTTGGCCCTGGGCAGGATATGATCTACGTCAACTGCCAACTTACTGCACCCTGGCCACGCACACCATTTGTGGACCTTGAGGAACTGGGCCCTGATCTTGCGCCATCGGGAACCATACCCACGCTCTGACGCGCTTGCCCTCATTACCTCATAGCGCCGGCGCGAATCCCTCGCATGAACCTGACACCTGCCGCCCTGAACCGCTATGTTGGGGCATCCGGGCACAGAGCATGGCCTAAGGGCCCTCAACATTCCCACCTCGCAGATAGCAAAAAGCCCCGGACAGGTTCCGTTCGTCGGGAACCTGCCCGGGGCGACACTCCCGGCTGACGCAGCACGTGGGACGAAGCACTACATACAAAGCGTATCACACATCTGTTCTGCCGTCAAGGCCAAGCTAACATCACGGGCCGATCTCGTCCCGATCCAACTTCTCCCTTAGCGTATGGGCCTCCAGCGTCCACACGTTAACCTGACCACACCGACATTGCACCCGCGCCACATTGACATACGGCTGCGCGAGGCGTAGCGCGTCCGCGACGAACAGCCAGCAGCCGTCGGGGAACAACGCATGTCGAACCCAGATCGCCAGGATTCGCCCACATCGACCGCATCGCCACATAGCCTGCTGCGTTGATTCCACCATGTGCATCCCCCATCAGGTGCGCCAGCAATCCGCATCCCGCCGAATGGGCTCATCCGCTAGGCCAATCCCTAGCCTCGGCAAACAGATCACCACCGACCTGCTGGCCACTACCTTACCATGATCGTCGCGCCTAACCTGGCGCAATCGTCGGCGGGGTACCATTGCGCAGTAATAGTGCTCCCAAGGGGGCACCATGCACCGTCCCAGCGTATCCTTTTTGCAGGCGAAGCGAACCACATACTCCTGGGGCGCTCTTGCCATCGTAGCCTCCTACACCATAAACTTAGGCGGCAGTGGGATCTCGCCCTGCTGCGGCCGCCAGGGCCAGGCAGTTGAAGTGTATGCAGTGGTGATGTCCGCATGGTTGATCCTCCTCAATGCATAATGCGCCCGGCATATTGGCCTCGCGTGTAACGGCTCCGGTCGTTCGATCGCTGCACCTGGCTCGCTATGGCCACAGCCGTGTCGGCGATGCTCCTGGGGCACGTCACCTGACACTCTTTCGCGCGCAGCCTATCCAGTGCCCTAGACATGACCTCGCGCGCGCTATCCGTGTTCCAGGCGCAAGACTGCCCGATACGTCTCAGCGGATCGCCCCATTTCTCCCTCAGCTCGTCAAATTGCCGTTGCGAGCGCGCCCCGGGCGGCTGGATGCCCGTCAGGTCGCTGAAATGCCCCTGAATAACAGCCATCGCATCTCCAGGATCCCCGTCCTCGGCCTCCAGATCGATCTCGGGGGCCTCGTTTCCGCCTTCCCGCACACCCGCGCCCGGCGCCGCAGCGCCGGCTTGTGTGGGGGCAGGGAACGGGGACGGGACGGGGCTCGGGGACGGGGACGGGGACGGGGACGGGGACGGGGCAGGATTTTGTTGCTCGTTTGCTTGGTTGTTTGCTGGCAGTTTGCCAGCGTTTTGCTTGGCTTTTGCCACGCCGCCCCTACTGCCGGCCTCGGCGCGCGCCTCACGGGTGGCCAGGACGTCCTCGCGAGAGGGGTTGTAGTCATGGTAGTCATGGATCACATACCCCCCGGCCGCGCGTTGCCACAAACCCACATCGACCAGCGTCGCCGCGAGTGCCTCGGGGTTTGGCACGGCCGCGAGAATGTGGAGGGCGCCCTCGGGGATAAAACCGTCTGTGAGGTATTCCGCCGCATAACAGACGCTCGCCACGTAGAGCCAGGATGCCAGGGGCCCGGCCCGCAAAATTTTCGGATGATGCGGAAATTGATCGTCGAGTTTGACCCAGGCCATCACGCCTCCTGTTTCGATGCAGTCGGCACATCCGGCAGATGCAGCCGCAGTGCCGCGCTCTGGCGAGCTCTCTCGCCGCGTCGGTCGTATCCTATGGTTGTAGAGGGATTCGCGTGCCCCGCCAGGCCCTGCACGGCCGCCAGGTCAGCGCCCGCATCGAGGAGCGATGACACCCATGTCCGGCGCAGATCGTGCGGGGAAAAGCGTCGCAGGCCGGCCTGGTTGGCGCGGCGACGCAGTATCTTCAGCAGGCCATCGCCGGTCAGGCGCCGCCAGGTCAGCCGGCCATTGCGCCGCATCGGCAGGAACAAGGGCCCTGGCTGATCGCCGCGCGCGGCCAGCCACGCCTGCAGGTAGGCGGCCGCCGGCACCGCGTACACGGTGCGCGGCTTGTGGCCTTTGCCTTCGCGCACCGAAAGGGCCCCAGTAGCCGGGACATAGTCGGCCAGGTCCAGCGCCGCCAACTCCGCCCGCCGCAGCCCCGCGGCCGCCAGCACCGCCAGGATCGCCGCATCCCTCATCCCGATCGCTGACCCTCCGGCGCAGGCCGCAAAGAGCGCCTGCAGCTCGCTGGGCGCCAGGGCCCTGCCATGCGGCGCCGAGCGGCCGCGCACGGCAGGCACATCGATCGCGCGCGCCAGCGCCTCAGCGTCCATTTGCCCCAACCTCCAGGCCTCGCGCAGCGCGCCCCGCAAGGCCGAGAGCATGCGATTGGCCGTCGTCGGGCTGTAGCGCTCCGCCAGATTGGACCGGAGCTGCACCACCTGGTGGTAGTGCAGCTCCGCCCATGGGAGCGATTCCGGATTGGCTCCCTCGCCGGCCAGCTCTCCGGCGATGACCCTCAGCGCCCATTCCATGGTCCGCCGGCTGGACCGGGTGAGGCGCGCCAGGTAGATCGTAGCCGGGTTCGTCTGCTCCGATGATATCGGCATGTATCAAGTCCGTCCGCCTACCTACCAGACTTACCATAATTAGCTATTGAAAACTACGGTTTTCAATAGCTAATGCCGTCCCCGCCTTCCTCAGCGTCCCAAACGGCACAACCACCGTTGCGCCGTTGCCGAACTGCACCAAGACGTTTCTCCGGCCTGAGTCGGGCCTGGGCAGGATTGCCACCTGACCCAACTGGCCACGTAGATCGGGATTGGCTCGCCCC